AAGGAAGTCTGATGTTACACTCCCTTCTATAGTTGAGCAGCCACATAACATAACAGATAATAACCAATCTATTAAAAATGGGGCTATCAATGAAGAACCTGCAACTGGTCTGCGAAGCGAAACTAAGCCTAGACGAAAGCGAATCAAGCAGCAATAGAGGCGCAATACAGGCCCGTGCTACCACTTGGGGTGCTAGAGAAGGTTTAGACGGAAGGCGGTTTAACTACCAGCCCGAAGGCTTTACTCAATGGGCAGAAGAATTCTCCAAAGCGGATAAACCGCTACCTATGTTCCTCAACCATAACGACAGCGGGATGCCTGTCGGTCAGTGGAATGAATTTGAGTTCGACGAGGAAGGTATGACCGCTAAAGGCCAGATCTATATGAATACGGTTGGCGGATCCGATCTTCATTCTGTATTAAAAGAATCTCCCAATATGTTTGGTGGCGTTAGTGTCGGCGCGTTCGCTGAAGAAGCGTCTATGGTCGATGAAGAAGGCAACCCCACCAAAGAGGCCGACGGATACTTCAGAATAACTAAGGGCGGTCTGCGCGAAGTCTCTGTCGTAATGTATCCAAATAATCCAAGTTCTGAAATCAGTAGACTAGAGGCGTTTGATGCTGAAGGGCATCTATTGATTAGAGTAATCGAAAAGACTCTGCGGGAAGCAGGGTTAACGCGAAAAGATGCGACCACCGCGTCTTTGGTTTTTAAGAGAGTAGTCGAGGCGCGGGAAGCCCTCAACGAAGCTCTTGATCCTCAACCGAATCAGGGGGAGCCTGACGCGGTGGCAACAAAGCAAGCCGACGAAATTCTTAAAGCTCTAAAAGAGCGGGAATTACTGAAGGCATTATCTCAACGTCTTAAATAAAGGAAATCAAAATGTTAGAAGTTATCGAGAAACTAGACAACATCGAAGCAGCAAACACCGCCAAGATCGAAGAAATCAAGGGCGAAGTAAACGTATCTATGGAAGCCATGCGGACTGAGGTTGCCGAGAAAGTCGCAGCCCTAGAAGCTAAGGTCGCATCTATTCAAGTACCTGCATTACTGATGCCTAAAGCAAAGACAGTCTCACAAGATGTAAATCGTAGAGTTAAGGAACAACTGAGCGACTTCGTAAAGTCTAGCAGCCGGATGGAAAAAGAGATCAGCCTGTTCGAGAGCGATTCGCAGTATGACGCTTTCTTAAAAGAAGCCGCTGGTCTACAGGGTTCTGGCGCCGGGGTCGGCGGTCGTACTGCCTATGATCCTGTATTCGTTGCATTGCGTTTGGCTAATCCTATGCGCGGCGTATCACGCACCGTTGCAACCGATGGCTCTACCTATCAATTCCGCGCCAAAATTGGCAACACTGGCCCGGCTTGGGGCTATCCTATCCAGAACAACGGATCCGCAACCACAGTGGCAACCAACATCTGGCAACTGACTCTGCAAGATATTAATGTTCAGTTCCCATTGCGTACCGCTGCACTGGACGACATTGATGGTCTGGAAAGCAACGTAGTATCTGATATGTTGGTCGAGTTCAGTGAGCAAGAAGGTATCTCAATGATCCAGAACGACGATCAGAGTTCCGATGCTGGCGTAATCGCTGCTACTGGTGGTATTAATGGTCTGCGCGGTTTGAACCAATACGCTGGTGGTAACGGTGCCTACGCTCCGGGTGTAACCACTACGGCTGCATACGGAACAAGCGGAACAGGCTCTAGCAGTGGCTTGTCTAGCATCGCTACCTACGATCAACTGGTAACGAACGGCAACACCGCTGGCGCAGCAAACATTCAGTACAAGGACGTTATTAACTTTATCTATGCTTTGCCACAACAATACTGGACAACATCTGCACGTTTCGTTATCAATCCAATTTTGCTTTCACAGATTCGCGGATTGACCGATGACAACGGCACGCCAGTATTCGAGCGTATGAGTCCTCTGGAAACAGACGGAATCGTAGGTCGCTTGTGTGGATTTGATGTTGTTGTAAACAAGTATCTGGATACCCCTAGCTACGCTGGCGTGGACAAAAATAACCTGTACCCAATGTATTTTGGTGACTGGTCACGCGGGCATACCATTGTTGACCGTCTCAATATGGTTATGCGTAGGTACGATCAGACACTCCCGGGCTTTATAACCTTCTACGGTGAGAAGCGTCTATGTACCAGCGTTGTTGATCCTTTCAGCATTATCCGTTACCGTTCAACCTATACGGCTAACGACTAAGAAAACGCGGGGGAGAAATCCCCCGTCTTTCCAATTAAAAGGAACTCACATGAGCCTAATTCTCGAAGCAGTAAAAACAGCACTGTCCGGGGGTCGGGCTGTTGTTAGTTTGAAAGAAGCCGCTGGACTAACTGGTTCTGGTACTGGTGTTGGCGGTCGCGTTATTTATGACCAAGCCTTTGCGCCATTAAGGTATGGCAACCCATTCCGTATGTGTGGCGTTCGAGAAGTAATGACCACAGGATCGGAAGAAGCGTTTGTAGTCAAGACGGGGAACGCTACAGTAATCCAGACCAGCACTACGAATCCGTGGGGCTACGGAATAAAGAATGATGTGGGAAACTACGCCACTTCTTTTTGGCAAATCTCTCAAAAATCTATTAATGCAGTCGTTCCTATTCGTACCGCGATCTTGTCCGACATTGACGGACTCGATGAAAGCATCGTATCGGACATAGCTTTAGAATTTGCACAACAAGAAGCCCTGTCTATGATGCTGAATAACGACCAAGTAAGCGGAGCATCAACCCCTCAAACAGGGCAGGCTGACGGACTGCGTGGACTGAATCTCTATGCCGGGAGTACCTCGGCAGCAGCCTTTGGGACTAATGGATCAGCCGTTACTAATGGTCGGCATACAATTCTACAGACAGCCGCAGCGTCTAAAACTGTTGTTACCTATGACGATCTAACCGCATTAGCTTCCGCGCTTCCCGCTCAGTATTGGATGAGTCCGTGTACAGCGTGGATGATGCACCCAAACACAATCCAATTGTTTAGGCAATTAAAAGACACCGCCGGATTTCCAGTTCTATTCGAATCAGGTGATGATGATGGTGGTTCCGTATGTAGCATCTTTGGTTTCCCCGTCATTCCAAATCCTTACATGAGCGAATATGGGGCAAGCACCTACCCTATCTATCTAGCTGCTTGGGATAGCTTCATGACCATCGCCGATAATGAGATGATGAGTATTCAACGGTTGGAACAGTATCAGCCCGGATTCATTTCTCTGTACGCTGAGAAGCGGGTATGTTCTACCGTTCGTGATGTATTTGCTGGTGTGCGCGTAGTCTGTCCAGCATAGGGAGTGAACTATGCCAGTCGAAAATATGACGCTATCGGAGTTTTTCGGATCAAACCGAAATCCGTATAACTATGCGAAAGTAGAGCAGATAGCGAGGGATACCACTACTCAATGGCTAACGACTGAGGAGATCACCCAACAGCTAAACTTGTTCCAAGACGAATCTCAGGACGCTTATCTTGAGAGCATCGAACTGGCTACTCGTTTTATTATTGAGGACTACTTGGGCATGGCGGTATTCAGCACACAGTATCGCGTGTACTACGGCAATTCTGGCGTGTATGGAACAGCTCTATATCTCGACTTGCCGGAAGTATCAATTGGATCGGCAGGGGTAACAGTTAACTCAGTGGTCTATTACGGGGTGGAAAGTAATGCACAAATTACTCTGGAAGCAACTGACTATTTTTACGATCAGACGGGGAATAGGGTTGTGGTATCAGCAATACCTGCAACCCTTAATCAGACCTTTGCCAATCCGATCATAGTTACTTATACACAGAACTCAAACCCGATTGCCTTTTATCCAGTGATAAAGCAAGCTGGATTACTGATGCTAACCCATCTCTATAATAATCGTTCCAATACATCCGTAGAGATATTGAGAGATTTGCCTTTTGGGGTGTCGCAATTGCTCCGCCCCTACAAACCTCTGGTTATGTGATGTCTATCAGAAGATATGAAAATATCACTATTAATCATGTAACTAATGGGGTCAATACCATTGGGGAATACACCACGACTATTACCCCGTGGTTCGAGACTAGGGGGCTTATCGCTGACGTAGCCAATTCACTAAGGATCAGTGAGCGATATAGAGTCTATCAAGACTTGGTGAACATAACGGTTAACTACACTCCGAACAACAAAGAGATTGTGGATAACCAGAACTTATACAGCATTAACTGGCGCGGATTCGATTGGAGAATTACGGATATTAGGGAATCGAATGATCGGATGAAGGTGACTTATATCTGTTACCGCAACGACCCGGAGACACCTGTATGAGTCAAAACAATCCGTTTGTATATGCAGAGGCGATCCAGTACCAACTTGCGGCAATCTTTAGCCCAGTACCAGTCTATGCCAACTTCAATAGGAACTGGGCTACAGAGGAGAAGTTTGTAACGTGGCAACTAAGAAATGTTCACCAACCCGTGTATACTGGTCAAACACAAAGCAACAAAGGGATTGATACCCCTGTATTCCAGACAACCATATTTTGCAAGGCGATGACTGATGCCTTTAATTTAGGCAATACGTTTTTGCAAGAACTGCACGGTTACTCTGGATTATTCGGGAGCGTAACAGATGGATTTTTCATAGCTAAGGCAGATGTTCATTGGCTCTACAACACCTATGACAACGAGCTTGGCATGAATCAAATTATACTAGATTGCACAATGGATATTCCTACATAAGACAAAATCTTTTTAACTCTTATCAAAGGCGAACATCATGGCACTGATTAATAAAATTTTACCCGGATACACAGCAACCCTCTGGATGCAAACAGGCTCAACTCCAACAGCTTTGAGCGTAGCGAATCTATCGGTATGGACTGGTCACGTTGCTGCAATTATTGGAACTTCTGCTGGCGGCACTGGTGGCGATGGAATCCAAATTCCTGTAGAGGCTGTCCCTGCTTTCGGTGCAGATGATGCGGTGGCGGCCTACTCTGTCGCGGGTGCGCGAACTGGCGCAAAGGTCACAACTCAGAATCAAGTGACCTCCCTAACAACTACCGCAGCTTGGAATCCGGCTGACACAGCACAGTTACTTATCCGTGCTGATGGTTATGGCGGGACTGTAGTTAGAACCTATGTGGTTGCTGTCTACGATGGCACTGATACGGTTGCATACGCGTTCAATGGTATGGTGGGCGGTCTGCAATGGGACTTGCAACCTAATGCAGAAAGCAAGTTCATATTCACCATACATCCTATTGGTGGATTGTACTACGGCTGGTCAAACAACGCCTAAGAGATAACCCCGCCCTTCGGGGCGGGTATACAATATGACAACAAACAATTCGGCAGCATTATTAGACTACATAATCCATCAGGCGAACTCAGGCCAAAAAAACTGGTTCAGCCATCAACAGCAGCGTATCGCCGGGATACACCTAGCATACGAAATAGCACGGAATCACGCCGACACCATGACGCCCGACGAGGTCGCTGATTACACCGTCCAACTAAATAACGCGATTTATAAAAAGATAGTATTAGGGGATTAATGTCTAAGATAGACATTAAATTCGAGGGGTATCTTGAACTGAAAGAAGTGTTCCAGACTCTCTCGGATAACTTCGGCCCGAAGGACAATATGTCCATTCTCCGAAAGTCTGTCGGTCAATCCATGCGCCCTGTATTAGCAAAGGCCAGAGGGCTTGTTCCCAAAGATACAGGGGCATTAAGCGCGTCGCTACAGATCGAATCTAGGAAGCCTACGCGCAAGGATCGCGGGTCTAAATATGTAAGCATGGGTGACTCAGTGATAGGCGTGGTAACTACTGCGCCCGGATCAAAGTTAGCCAAAACAAAATTCCGTAATCAGAAAACAGGTTCTAAGCAGGTTGGAATACCGAGCGATGCTCGAGCTATAGCAGTAGAGTTCGGGACTGTAAAGATGGCTGGAACGCCATTTATGCGCCCCGCGTTAGAGTCCGAGTCTGAAACCGTCCTCGGTGATTTATCTGAGTTAATAAGACAAAACATTTTGAAGTTCAAATCAAAAAAACTATAAGGATACGACATGAATAAGCTAGAGAAGGCTCTGGGATCACAATTTGCAAAAAACAAAGAGAATGTACGGACACGATCTTTTGTGCTTGGTGGGCATACCTTCAAGGTAAAGGTTCCACTGACAAAAGAGTTTGAAGATATGCAGGTTCGGATGGAGGCGGTTGATCCAGAAATTTTATTTACATATTATCAAGAGCTTATCGACAACCTAAAAGACAATAAGGATGTTGAGTTAAGTGAGAATGATGTTCTTATTGGCGGGATGTCAATGAGAGAGGCGGCAAAGAACAAATTGATACTGGAACAGCGGATAACAGAATTGTTCCGGCTACTCGTGCCAGAAGAACCAGACTTCGACATGGTGAACATTACTTACACCATGATAGATGAGTTATTCCCGCTCCCAATACAGATGCAGATAATCAAGGGCATCAGCGAAACTGTATCGCCCGGATACGAGGAAGCTAAGGGAAAATAACGGGGTCAGTCCGTCGGCAGGTTAAAGCAGTGCTTACGGCAAACGGAACTGATCCTGATAGCATAGATGAAGAACGGTTCACAGACATTTGTATCATGTATGTCGATGGACTGATAGGCAATCGAGGGATGATGGAAGTGCTAGGCTCATTGACTGGCGCAATATATAATTACATGAGGTCAGAGAATCAAGCCGCCTTTAAGCTACAAGACATAATACCAAAGACATATAATTACTTGTATCCTCCCTTGACCGAGCAACAGAAGGCAGATCAAGTTAATGAGGCGTTACAGAATTATATGAAAGCGGCTCCAAACGCGCCCAAGAAAATATTTTAGGGGTAGATAATGGCAATGTTAGCTAGATTAGGGGTGGTACTTGGACTGGACTCGGCAGAGTTCCGGCAGGGTATTGAGGGCGCGGATCGCAGCTTAAATAAGCTAGTAAAGACAGCGCAAACAGGGGCGACAGCAGCAAGTGCAGCTTTCGTCGCTATGACGTACTCTGCGCTAAATTATGCGGATCAGATCACTGACACCGCACGAGCTAACGAAGTCGCAGTAGAGACAATCCTAGCACTATCTCAGGGGCTTGTTGAGAACGGGGGCAGTTCGGAAAAGGCTGGCGTCATGCTGGCAACATTCGCCAAGAATGTAAACGCCACCGCCGAAGAATCCTTAAAAGCACAAACAGCCTTTGCCAAGCTCGGCGTATCGCTGAAAGATTTGGATAGCATGAGCATGGAGAAGTTACTAGACAAGTCTTTGAAGGGTCTGGAACTAGAAACCGATGCTCTAAAAAGGAACGCTCTACAGAGAGAGATATTCGGCAAAGGCATGATGAATGTGGCTGGCGGCGATTTATCTCGCGGAATGGCTATGGCTAGAATTGAGATGGTGCAATACGCCCAAGCTGTAGAGGAAGCAGGAAGGATGCACGATCTGATCGTGGGCAAGGCCCATAAGATGCTGTTGATGTTTACCAACTCAGTTATCCCAACATTATCAACGATGTACGATCATTGGGGGAAGAATACATCGGCGGCAACATTCTTCTTTGACAAGGTGGAATGGTTAGTTAAACACGCCGCTGTTGGAATACAGACTCTAGTATCGGCAGTTACTCAACTTGCTGACACTTTAGTATTTATGGGTGGATCACTAGCAAAAGTATTGGCGGGAGATTTTAAGGGTATTGCCGCTGGATACGATGCTCTGAAGGCGAAGAATCTTGAAACGTGGGCGGCTCATCAGAAATTGATGCAAGACGTTATCGATCCATTAGGAAAGCAAGGTGGCGGGGTTTCATCAGATACAGTAGCAAGTCGCGGGGTAGAGGCAGCTAAAAATCCTGATGCAGCTAAAGCGGTACAGATGCAACAGACATTGGATCGGGCGAAATTGCTGTCGGCAGAGTATATTCGTCAGAATGAATTAGCATTAAAACAGGTTACGACTCGCGCTGAAATAGCGGTCTACGCGCAACGCGAACAGAAAGTAAGGATGGACGTTCTCAATGTTGAGCAACAACTCAGCAACCAGCTTGCTCAGATTACATTAAAGATTCTTGATGCTCGCATTATGGGCAACGAGAAGTTGGCTGTAGTCCTAGAGCAGCAGCGAGACATTATCCAAGAACAGGGGAAGATGTACATCGAGCTAACTGAGTCCACGATCCGCAGTATACAGGATCAACAGTATTCGTTTTCCTTCGGTTGGGAGAAGTCTTTTAATCAGTTCAATGATGACGCTCTGAACTATAGCAAGATGGGAGAGAGTGCTTTTCTGACGTTCACCGACACTATTGGATCCGCCATAGATGAGTTCGCGGCTAATGGCAGCCTATCATTCGGGAAATTTGCGCTTAGTGTTATTGGGGACATAGCCAAAATGTTGGCGAAGTTCTACGCCATGCAGCTTGCAATGATGGCGGTCGGGTTTATTACGAGTGCGTTTGGTGGCATGGGGAAAACCGGGGCATCGAAAGGAGTTGGCAAGGGTTGGGATGTGGGGGGGTTTGCGGGAACATCAATGCTGGCGGCTGGCGGGGATATTGATGGCCCATCTATCGTAGGGGAAAATGGCCCGGAGTTATTTGTCCCTAAAGGGAAGGGGTCAATCATTCCTAATCAACGTATGGGTCAAGCTATGCAAGGGCAGCCTTCCATTGTATATAACGGCCCATACATCGCGCAAATGTCAGCCATAGACACCCAATCAGCACTTCAGTTCCTATCTAAAAACAAGATGGGTGTATGGGCGGCGAATCAATCCGCGAACAAATCCGTTCCAGTGAACAGGTAAACTATGAGCCTTAATACGATCTTAATTAATAGCGAGTCGGTAGGGATCAACGACCACCGCTTTGTCGGTCAAGTAGTCAGCCGGAATCAGAGAATAGCGACCGCTGAAATTGTAACGGTAGTTCCTTTCGCGTTCGAGATGAAGCCGCATAACTATTTGAAATACAGTCAAAGCAGAGGGCTTCTTAATTCCCTACGGATTCCTGATAAGTCTTTAGAGCAATACTTGAATTTTGGCGTGACTGGATGGGTTAACTACATAGCATATCAGGGAGACATGAGTTCTGGCGCTATCGAAGTATGCGAGTGGCAGATTACATCGGCAGCAAAGATTCTAGTCCTCGGCTCCCTCCCTAGTATTGGAGCCGGACTCTATATAGTTAAAGCCGGAGATTTCTGTCAGGTTGGCAGATATTCTTACATTGCCACAGCAGACGTAGTTAGAGGCTCTGGGTCGACCGTTAACATACCAGTCCACCGTAACCTAATCACAGAACTTGTTAGCCCCGTGGCGGCGGTTATAGGGCAATATGGAACAACGGTAGCAATGGGCGGCGATTCTTATACAGGCTGCACATTCCCAGTTATCCTTCGGGACTATCCCGCCTACACCTTAATTCCGATGCAGAATGATTCTTTTATAAATTGGCAGGGAACATTCAAAGCGTTTGAGGCAGTCCTATGAATGTTATCCCACCCGTTGACGGCACTAATAACATTCGCTATGCGGACTTCCTTCGGATCACTACGCCGGAGGAGGTTTTTTTAATATCATCAGCCCCGTCGACACTTACCATTCCAGAAGTAGACGCACAACCATTCTCTGGGTTAGGAGTATTAGTAAAAGCGGGAGATGCGATCAGAGATATAAAGTCTACAGCCAACGAGACTACGTTTGCTTTTGTGGGAATTGATACGGCGTTTCTAGGCTTTGTATTAAGTAAGAATATAAAAGGATCGCAGATCGAGGCGTGGAAAGGTTTTTTCGGGACTGATGGGGTGCTACTCACCGATGGCGGTACTGGTGGGCTATATCAATATTTTAACGGATATATAACTAGCTTTACTATTTCTGAGGAGTGGATAGAAGAAGCCAGATCTTATGTTGGCGTTATAACGGTATCAGCCTCATCAATTCAAATGATTTTGCAGAATAGAACGGCTGGAAGATATACCAATGATAATGCGTGGCAATTTTTTGCTCCGGGTGATACGAGCATGAATAGAGTGGCTTTCATAACCACTATTAATTATAACTTTGGCAAAGATGCTCTAGCCACATCGTGATAAGAAAATCTAATAAATTTGACAGAGCCGACGTCATTGAAATGATGAGAATGTTCAAGACGGAAAGCGACATTGAATTTCTTAGGGTATTAGAGAACCCCGACTGGTGGGGTCAGTTATTCGACACCATTAATTCTGGACTAGGGGTGGTTTTTATAGAGCCGGGGAAGGGGCTGATAATGGGGATGATAGTTCCTTCTTTGTGGTGTAATAAGACGTTCGGACTACATGAATTGGCGTGGTATGTGAAGCCGGAATATAGAAAGTCTACGGTAGGTTATAGGCTCTTTAAGGAATTTGTGAACTACGGAAACCAATTGAAAGACGAAGGTAGGATAACTTTTTTTGTAATGGGGAAGCTGCACAACAGTCCCAATTTGAATTATGAAAAATATGGCTTTAAGAAAATGGAAGAAACGTGGATAAAAGAACTTTCATAAATAAAAGAACGTGGGTACTTTTTGTCGGGCTTAGTACGCTGACATTCACAAGTCAGGCTTACGCTTTCGTTGCTACGCTTGCGACTTTTCTTGCGCTGACGTTCACAATATCAATGGCTGTAGCCACCACCATATCTGTTGCAATCAGTATGGTTGTATCAATGGCTATATCTTTCGCAATCTCAGCGGTTATAGGTGGCCCGAACGCTCCCGGTGGGATGGGGGAGCAGCGTGATCCGGGAAATAGAACCCAGATACCTCCGGCTACATCTAATAAACTTCCTGTTGTCTATGGCGATTCGTGGATCGGTGGAACCGTAATAGATCTAAGCATAACCAATAACAGTCAGCAACTATTTTACGTTATAGCTTTGAGCGAGGTTACGAATACCAACCCCGGTCAGACTGCCGATACAATTACTTTTGGGGATATTTATTTCGCTGGAAAGAAATGCGTATTTGATGCGACAAATCAATATCAGGTTAACTCTCTGCTAGATGAGTCCACGGGAGCGTCGGAGACAAATGTTAAAGGTAAAATTAATATATACCTTTACAGCAACGGTTCCAACAGCCCAACAAATTCAAGCAGTACAGCCATTAGCATTATGCAAAATGCTAACTTAGTTTATAAGTGGGACGATACAAAGCTAATGACCAATTGCGCGTTCGCAATTCTTGTCCTTACTTATAGCGTCACAGCGAATATCCGAGGCTTGGCTCCAACTAGGTTTCAAGTAAAAAATAGTAGATATAAACCGGGGGATTGTTTTTTAGACTTCTTGACCAATACCCGTTATGGCGCGGCAATTCCTTTGGCTCAGATTGACACTACAAGCCTTACCGCACTAAACGTCTATTCGGACGAGTCATTCACTTATACAGATTATGAGGGATTTATAACAACACAGACTAGATTTAGGTTTGATGGGGCAGTGGACACGAAGCGAACTATCATGGCTACGCTACAGGACATGACTTCTAGTTGTGACTGCTTATTAAGATATGATGAGATGACGGCTCAGTGGGGGGTAATAGTCCAGAGTAATTCTTTTGATATTGCAATGGCTATAAATGATAGCAATATCATTTCTTCGATACAGGTAACGCCTATTGATCTATCTAATTCATTCAATATTGCCGAGGTCAAGTTCCCCGACAAGTCTAATCAAGATGCTTTTAATACTTCAACTTTTGATCTGGCTCAAATTGATCCTACACTTTTATTCCCGAATGAGCCTGTCAATAAACAATCAATTACAGTTCCTTTCTGTAACAATGATGTTCGCGCACAGTATCTAGCAAACCGATTCTTAAAAGCGGCGCGAGAAGATTTGCAGGTAACTTGTTCTGTTGGATTTGATGGACTCCAACTAGAAGCGGGTGACGTGATGACTTTAACCAATGCTAATTATGGATGGGTAGATAAGTTATTCAAAACTAACAAAGTATCGCAGACCTTCAAAGATGACGGGGCGATTGTAGTTAACCTGCTGCTGATGGAATTTAATCCGGCAGTTTATGACGATGTAAATATTACACAGTTCCAACCGAGTCCGAATACGGGATTAAATGATCCGATGGTATTTGGTTCTCTGGTCAAACCCATCGTACAACAATCATACCCCGGCGCAGCGGTTCCGATATTCTTTCTGCAAGTCGAAACCCCGGAATTTGGGGTAACGCAATATGCGGAAGTTTATTATTCTGCGTTTGCCGATCCAACAGAGGCGCAATTAATCTTTGCTGGAACTAGCGAGGTTCAGCCTAACGGTATCCCGTGGACAACGCTAACAGTATTACCTTTAATTGGTCTTGCATCTATTCCAGCAGGGGATTGGTACTTTTTCTCCCGAATGGTCAATAGCTTGGGAGCGTCTAGCTTTAGTCCTGTCAGTGATTTATTCTCTTGGCGTCCTACTACTTATCAATATGTAGAGCAATATCTCGTTATTGCTTATGCAGACTCGGCAGACGGAACTTCTGGATTCAGTTTAGACCCTAGAAATAAGGATTACTACGGAACGCTGAATCAATCGAGTCCAGTGCCAAGTAACAACCCCGCTTTATACACATGGAAACTAGCGCAGCCTAATTTCGAAACATCAAACTATCTTCTATATGTAAATAGGGTAAATAGATTAATGTCGTTTGCTACAGGCCCCGCAATTTTTGCAAGCGGAACTGGGGCGTTTGTGCCTTTAGAGGCTTCGGTTTATGATCCTTCGATCTGGGCGGGGCTTCCTGATGGCACTAATACCATTGACCTAGATCATAGGACAGGACAGTTATTGCAGACTGGAACGACTAGCGTAGGCTTTGGAGAGGTCGCTGTAACAAATAATGATACGGGTATATTGGTTGCTAGACTTGCTCCCTTCTTAAATTTTGGGGAGGGTGTTTATACCTATACCTCATCGCCAGCAACGCTTACTATCGACATTTATGGAAGGGTGGTTGGATTTACTACCCCAGACTCTTTCCAGATGACTATATCGACATTCACTGCGACAAGTGGACAGACATTCTTTGCAGTATCTAGGGATGCGGCATATATAGTGGGCCAATGCCTTGTATTCAATCAAGGGACATTATCCCAGACTTCAGAATATACGGACGCGGCTGGCGGGGTGACGTTTGGGACAGGAATAATATTAGATAATATCATTACTGTTATATCCTTTAGATCGACCAATACCGCTACAGGTTCTTACGCTTCATTCGCAAGATATTCTGCTGCATTAATAGAAACAGGTTCTTATACTGCGGATGGATTTACATTAGTTTCTGGCAACGAACTTTTATTCTTAAATGGGACTGTAGTCAATGAGCAAGATTACGATGTGGTCGGGCAGACTATTACAAACTTTCCTAACATAACGACAGGTGATCTTGAAATAATACAGTGGACAAATAACAATCTTGGGGTCGCCAACGGAACCCCTGTAAACTTAGTGGCAAATACTGTTATTGGTCAGGCTGAGTATCCATTTTCATTTACTGCAAATGCTTTTAATTTATACCAAAACGGGGTATTATTAAAAGTAGGAACGGATATAACTACTGGCGTTGGCACATATACCTTTGCAGTAACGCCTGATATAACTTCCAATATTTTAGTGCAGCAAACTTTCGCACGTTCGGGGGCAGCATGACAAATGCTTTTAATCTTAGTCAACTAGCAAACAATACAAACTCATCTGGACAGGTTGCTGCTGGTGGGCTTGCGGCGAATCAAACTTTAACGACTCCAACGGTAAGTGGCTACACCGAATCTGTCGTGGCATCCGGCACTGTCGGAGCGGCGGCTACTTTAGCAATAACATCAGGCACGGTATTGACTGCAACGCTAACTAGCGCGACTCCATGTACTTTTACAATGCCAACAGTCGGCGCGGGGAAGTCTTTTATCCTGTTGCTAAAAACCCCTGTATCTGGAACCGCTACAACAGCAACATTTACTAGCGTCAAATGGGGGACTGCTGGCGCACCAACTATTACAGCAACCGTTGCAAAGATGGATATTTTATCTTTCGTATCCGACGGCACTAATTGGTATGGCAACTCAACTCTAGGATATACCCCATAATGTTCGCGGGTAGAAATTTTTATCAGGTTGGCGGGAGTGTGTCGCCGACTCCATCTGTAAATTACTTGGTTGTCGCTGGTGGAGGCGGGTCTGGGAGGGGTAGCTATGCTTCCCCCGGCAAATCAATTGCTAGTGGTGGTGGCGGTGGGGCTGGTGGTTACAGGACTGGCTCTATCGCCGTGGCTTCGGGTACTCCAATAACTGTTACTGTTGGGGCTGGCGGCGGGGTACTTGCAAATGGGGTGGCTTCACTTTTCTCTAGTGTATCGTCTGCTGGTGGTGGCAGAGGTGGAATTGGTCAGGCGGGAGGTGTAGCCGGAGGGAGTGGTGGTGGTTCTGGCGGGTGGGGGACTGGTGGCGGTGGTGGCAACAGCCCCGCCACATCTCCTTCACAGGGGAATAGTGGCGGTGCTGGCCCCGGAGGCAATTATGTAACGTATGGAGGGGGCGGTGGTGGTGCTTCGGCAGGTGGTTCACCGGGAACAAGTGGGTTCGGTGCAAAAAATGGTAAGGGTGGAGATGGCGGCACGACTTCTATTTCCGGCGCATCGACAGTTTATGCCGGGGGTGGGGCTGGCGGCTCTGGCACAGGTGGTGGCACAGGTGGTGGTGGAGCGAGTGGATCAGCGGGAGGAACTAATTTGGGTGGCGGCGCAGGTGGGGTAAACTACAATACAGGCGGGGCCAGCGGTGGGTCGGGCATAGTTATTGTTAGCTATTCGTCAGCATATCCAGCCGCAACCTCTACAACAGGCTCCCCGACCATAACTGAAAGTGGTGGCAATAGGATATATAAGTTCACTTCCTCTGGAAGTATAACAATATGAGCCACTATGCTAAAGTTGAAAATGGAATCGTTGTCAATGTCATAGTCGCAGAGCAAGACGTTATAGATTCTGGGATGTTTGGAGATGGTTGGGTGCAAACATCTTACAATACACGAGATGGGATACATTACGGACAAGATGGCTTGCCGGATGATGGTATTCCATTAAGAAAAAACTATGCAGGTATTGGGTATATTTACGACTCAATTCTTGATGAATTTAATCCGCCAAATATAGTAGAATAGAGATATACGACACAACATGACTGCACGGATTCGCTAGTGAGCGAACCGAATTCCTAGTAAGGAGCAGATCGTGGCAGTATTTAATAAGAACTCCCTATCTCAAGTCAGCGGATTTGATAATCCGATCATCGCTGGCGAACTCGTATACCAGCAGTCTACATTCTGGAATCTCGCTTTAACTGGCGATGATGGAGTAACGCCTGTCAGTCTAGCTGGCGCGACCATAGACGCTCAGATAGTCCGTAGAACCCTATCCAATGTGAAGGACTCCCGCTACGGGTTGACCTTCGACATAACGAATTACACCCCTACCCCCACCCCGATTCCTTTGACCATCGTTAACCGTGACAATGCTAATGGCTCTTTTACGCTTATCATAGATGATACCTCGTGGGACTTAGTTGATGATGACGCTCAACTAGCTATAAGTTCAGTCAATGGCGCGGGTTTCTCTGGTCGGATTAAGATAGGCTTTGTCGCTGCTGGAAGCACTCCGGCAGAAGATAACATCATCTTCCTATTATTTATTGTTCGCAGCGATGGAATCGTAAAGGTTTGATATGGCAAACATTAATGTAAAAGTAACTGACGGGAACAACATCACAGTACAGTTGAATAGAGGTGGTGGTGGTAATAATAATCTCATCGCAGGTTATCCCGTGGTGATGAGTAATATTCAATATCGGGATGTAGTAATGTTCGGTTCTAACGAATGGAACAATGTTAATCAAACCGAAATAACCGATGGCGGAAACTTCTAAGGAGTATTAAAAATGGCAAACAAGATCAGAATTAAACGTAGAGCAAATGGCGGCGGCGCTGGCGCACCCGCTTCACTAGAGAACGCAGAACTGGCCTTTAATGAGCAGACTAATATTCTGTACTATGGTACAGGAACGGGCGGTGCTGGTGGCACAGCTACTAGCATTATTACTATCGCTGGTAATGGCGCGTTTGTAGATCTGTCATCAGCACAAACAGTCGATGGGATAAAAACGTTTACTGATGAAATCGTTGGCGATATTAGCGGCAATGCTGGAACAGTTACCGACGGAGTTTATACAACCGACACGGCAACCGTGACCAACACAATGCTGGTGAATGATTCCGTTACAGTAGGAACCACAGAAATTACTTTAGGTTCTTCTGAAACAACTATTGTTGGCCTAGTCTCTGTTACCTCTACCGACTTCGTTGGTGATCTAACTGGAACAGCCGACACCGCTGTAGCTTTAGAGACTGGTCGCACTATCTCCATCACTGGCGATATTGCTTACACCTCAGACGCTTTTGACGGCACAGCAGCAGTGACGGGAACAGGTACGCTTGCTACAGTCAATAGCAATGTAGGCACTTTCACCAAATTGACCGTAAATGGAAAGGGTCTAGTAACGGCTGCGGTCGATGCTTCTATCTCTGATTTGACCGCACCAACAGGCGATGTAGCTTGGGGTACTTACAAGATCACAGGTCTTGGCGATCCTACGGCTGCACAAGATGCTGCTACCAAAGCCTATGTTGACTCAGTCGCACAAGGTCTTGATCCAAAAGCGTCTTGCGTTGCTGCTACTGTTTCTAACATCACTTTATCTGGCGCACAAACGATTGACGGAATTTCAATCACTGCTGGTATGCGTGTGCTGGTAAAGAATCAAACGCTAGACGAGAACAACGGCATCTATCAATGTAACGCTGGTGCGTGGAATCGGACTACCGATGCAAATACTTGGGATTCTTTAATCGGGGCATTTACTTTTATCGAACAGGGAACCACACAAGCAGATAGCGGGTGGGTTTGCTCAGTAAACTCTGGTGGAACGCTCGGAACGACTCCTGTAACTTGGGTTCAGTTCTCTGCCGCTGGATCCTATGTTGCTGGCACAGGATTGACGCTGACAGGTAACGAGTTCTCGATTACTAACACCGCAGTAACCGCAGCAGCATACGGAACTAATGATGGATTCTATACAACCGCGTTCACAGTTAACGCACAGGGGCAATTGACCGACGCGGCTGATTATGAAATTAATGTGGACGGCGGCACGTTCTAATTTTTAATCCCGGCTATATAGCCTAAAGGGGAGCCTAATGGCTAACAGTATCAAGATTAAACGGTCGGCGGTTGCTGATAAGGTTCCGCTGACTACTGATATAGAGTTGGGTGAACTTGCTATCAATACATACGATGGCCTTCTTTATTTAAAGAAGGACGATGGAACAGAATCTATCGTCACGGTTAACACTGGCGGGGCTGGATCGGGGGATGTAGTTGGCCCCGGTTCATCTACCGACAACGCTATAACTCGATTTAATGGTGCGACTGGACTTCTTATTCAGAACTCCACAGCTACGCTGGATGACTCCGGGGTAGTCTCTGTATCGGGCGCGAATGTATCGGGGCTTACAGCCTCGTCAGCCGTGGCTACAGACGGATCGAAGAATCTTGTAAGCGTAGCGAATACGGGAACGGGTGATAATGTTCTAGCAACTAGCCCGACTCTCATCACTCCGGCTCTCGGCACTCCGACCGCTTTGGTCGGAACTAATATAAGCGGCACTGCCTCTGGTCTTTCAATTGGCGGCAATGCTGGAACGGTAACGGATGGTGTCTATACAACGGACACCTCGACCGTAACCAATACAATGCTGGCGGGTTCGATAGCGAACGCCAAGCTGGTCAATTCAAATATCACAATAAACGGATCAGTTACAGCCCTCGGCGGTTCTGTTAATGTCGGCACGGTCACTTCGGTTACTGGAACAAGCCCTATCTCGTCTACTGGTGGCGCGGCTCCTGATATAAGTATCAGTGCAGCGGGGGTTTCTACCTCCGGCTATCTAAGCTCGACTGATTGGAATACCTTTAACGATAAAGGTGATGGTGCTGTAGTCTCTATCACGGGAACAGCAAGCGAGATAGACGTTTCCTCTCCGACTGGTGCGGTGACTTTATCCCTACCAGCGACCATTAATGCAGATACTACGGGATCGGCTGCGACCCTAACTACCCCGCGTGATATTGCTGGCGTATCGTTTGATGGGTCGGCAAGTATAAATATTCCATTATCCAATCTGAATGAAGTAACTATTGGAACACCGCTGGTCAATCAAGTCTTGAGATATAACGGAACGGCTTGGGCGAACGCTAATTCAGATACATCATCAGCAGGTACGGGAGTTGTATTTTATAACGCGACCCCTAACATAACTCCTGTCGGGGCGAATAACGCTATCCCTATTTCGACATTCGCAACTATCCCAGTCACTACCGCAGAGGTAACAATTACTGGAACGGCGGTTAGCAATACGGTCTGCTTCTCGGCTTTTGTTTCCGCACCTTTGGGCAGAACTGTATTCGATGCAGGTATCTGGGATTTTACTATCTGGGCGGGAGTTGATAGCGTTGCTAGTGGATCAATCACTACGATCACGCGGCAGATTTATACTGCGATTCCACTTGTCACTGGAACGATTACGACCACGGGAACAGGAACAAGCAGAACGGCTACGGCATCGGCTGGAACTCCTTTCGCTGCGGCAGTTATTGATGCTTCTGCAAGTGTGCTGGTATCTTCCTATCTACAAACCCCGAATGGGATTTATCAGATCACGGGCAGAACTTCAGATACAGAAGTTACTATCGAAACACTAAGCGGATACACAAACGAATCAGCAGTAGCGGGTACGGTATGGAAGAAACTCTTTGGAGTAACAACTCCGAGCATCACTTCCATATCTCCTGATTATTCACAACTAGATGCGTATATAACTCAGCCGTCAACAGCGGTCACTATCGCAACTAGGTTAGGAATTTTAGGCTTTGTTACTTCTGACTTTACGCGAACGATCACGCTGACTTATAACGGCACTGAAAGGAACACTCACGTCAACTCTCCACTGGCGAATCTGCACAATGACCTAGCTGGTCTAAATGGCGGTGCTGCCGAGGAGTATTATCACTCGACCGCTGCGGAGTATGCTGGAACAGGTACAGGAGTATTTGTCCGGGCAACATCTCCGACACTCGTTACGCCTGATCTTGGCACTCCAACGGCTTTAGTTGGAACAAATATCTCCGGCACAGCAACGGCTTTCACTGCGAGTAATGTAACTACCAACGCTAATTTAACTGGCCCGATAACGTCTGTAGGCAACGCCACAAGCATTGCTTCTCAGACAGGAACAGGGAGTACGTTCGTAGTAGACACCTCTCCTGTATTGGTAACGCCTAACCTCGGCACACCATCAGCGGCAGTTTTAACTAATGCAACAGGTACGGCAACTGGTTTGACTGCCGGAACTGCTACAACTGCGAACGGGGTAGCTGCCGGAGTAGTCGCTGGAAAGATGATCTATGACCAGTTCACTGCTACAGCACTTCAGACCACCTTTACCACCAGCGCGACATACATATCTGGTAAGATCGATGTGTATGCAAACGGAGTAAAGATGGTTAACGCTGCTGACGTAACGGTAACAGGCGGAACTTCAGTAGTATTCACAACTGGCGTGGCACTTAATACGAGAGTAGACCTAGTCTACCCAACATAAATGGATGCTCAAATTCTAATCAATATCGGGGCTGGTGCTGTACTAGCTACGATAGGTTGGCTCTGTCGTACTCTCTGGGATGCGGTCGAGAGACTGAAGGCAGATATTCAGAGGATCGAGGTCTGTCTACCGTCTCACTACAGCCGGAAGGATGACATTCAGTGCAGATTCGATAAGATAGATATTACGTTAGAAAAGATATTCTCGAAACTAGAGGGCAAAGCAGATAAATGAAACAAGCCCGTCAGTCAAAGACGCTCTGGTGGAACTCAGTATTAATTCTGTCTCTGGGATTAATAGAATTAGCCGCTACCACATTTCAATTCTTTATCTCTCCGGCTGTCTACGCTGGAATGGTCTTTGTTAGCAGCGCCGGGAATATGATTTTGAGATTCAAGACTACCGAACCGATTGAATAAAGGTCTATAATATATCCCATATATAAAACATTATAGGATACGATATGGACTTCTTTTTTAGAAACAAAACAATAGTCGTAGACGCCTTTACTCACGTTACCGCTGTAGCGGAGTCGGCCCCTTTGCAATTAGCGGCAAACTTTATTCCGGATTGGTGGAAGTCTATAAAGGCATCTGGTGTCAAAGTGAATGACATGGAGAATATTTTGCAACCCACTATGAAGGGTTGCACAGGCTTTTTGAATTTGTATAAACGAGGATTCATAGTTCCTTTATGGGCTGATTTGGAGCTTGATATATTAGAAAATGGAAACTATCGATTTATCAGTCCATTGACAAATTTTAATATGTCATCGCACGGCTCTTATCAATACAATAACTCTTTTCCTAATGAGGCTCATCTAAAATTAGAGGCCCCGTGGATAATTAAAGAGAAAAGTGGCGTTGAATTTTATCTTGGTGGAGCGTTTTGGAACCAACAGAGTACAATAAACGGTATGAATATATGCCCCGGCATTGCGAGTTTAGATCGGTCTATGCAAGTAAATATAAATTGCTTTTTTAAGAAAGAAGAAAAAAGGTATTCGTTATTAGCGGGCTATCCTTTGGCCCATATAATTCCTTTAAGCGAAAAGCCTTTGCAAGTAAGGTCGCATTTAATATCGGAAAGTGAATTCTCCAAAAGGGCAAATACATTTTATTATAGGTCTAATTTTATTAATGACGCTATAAAGAGAACGAGAGCCTCATTGCGTAATAAATACAGATGTCCCTTTAGATGATTCCGTTTTTATTAGCACTACCGCTTGCCACTAAAATTGCTGCCGTTGTAACGCTCTCTGTCGCATTATTTGGCGCGGGGGTTTATCAGGGCATCAGAATTGGCGAAGCATCTTGCAGAGAGGCTGTAATTGAGTCCCAGAAGCATACGATACAGGCAGTCACAGAGCAGGTGTTGGTTACTGATAAAATCATCACGGATTACTCAGCAACTATCGGACAAGTACAGAAACGGTCGAGGGAGATATTGAGAAATGCAAAAGTCGATAACAGTATTGTTTTGCCTTCTAGCTTTCGGGTGTTCCACGACAGTTCCGCCACGAACACCGTTCCCGCATCCACCGACTTTATTGATGCTGCCACCGTCTCAATTGCAGACGTTACCGAAACCATCAACGCCAATTACGGTTCGTGCCACGAAAACATAACGCAACTGAACTCTCTGCAAGAGTGGATTCGTAACCAATCGAAAATAGAATGAAGTTATCCGAACACTTTACACTTGACGAAATGACCGCTTCAGACGCGGCGCAACGACGGGGATGGGATAACACCCCTAATGCCGACCACACAGCTAATTTAATGCGACTGGCGGCGTTCCTAGAGCGAGTTAGAGTGGTATTAGGGAATAAGCCTATCTCGATTACGTCAGGCTATCGATGCAAACTGGTTAATGACTCGGTTGGAAGTAAGGACACGAGCCAACACCGCTTTGGCTGCGCGGCAGATATTCGTGTGGTCGGCATGACACCTCGGCAGGTCTGCGAGGCGATCATTAAATCGAAACTAGAATACGACCAAGTAATTTTGGAGTTCAATAGCTGGACTCATGTATCTATTCCGCTGCTTGAGTTCAAGCCAAGACGAAGCGGATTGATTATTGATAGTGCTGGAACCCGTCTTTACAGTTAAAAGTATACTCATTTATACCTGTTTTGAGATATAGACGGGTATAAGTGCCTATTAAGTCGGGCTAGGAGGACATAGCCGAAAATGTCTTGCGTGGTCGCGGTCGGGAAACCCGTTTGATCCTCGATAGATAACCGCCTGACTTATTCTTTAGGAATCAATCAGCATCGCCACCGCAATACGATTTATAGAACTCAAGATCGTCTGTGCTTAGTGGGTTTCTAGCCGAGAATTCAATTACTTGACGACAGCAATACTTAATTCTTGTTTCAAATGTAGGGATAGAAAGTGGATCGCTTATTTGTGACTGGAAAAGGTCAACTTTATTTGTTTGGAATTCAAATGCAACAGATATTCTTGGATGCTCGGCTCTTGGATTTGATCTGCCTCCCCAGTGAATTGTAGCAAAGTTCCAAGCGATAGCACCACCAGCATTGCACGGTAAGCACCGTATATCCTGTAATGCAAATTCCCACGAATCTAAATCTGGCGTATTATATGTTGGGTCAAGATTTGCCGGGACTATACTTATACAGCCGTTCAGAGCTGTTGCATCAGTTAACGCAATCCAAAGAGATAATCTAAGCGGGAGTCCGTCGCAATCTAAACCATGTTCGTTGCAGTCTCCGTCTCTATGGGGGGAGAATCCCGCGTCGTTATTTAAGGGGTCTATTCTCCAAGCAAGAAATAATGGTCTGCGTGTATATTCGCTTCCAAGAATCCCGCATAACAATTTATGGTATCTTAAATATAAAATCCAGAACTCATCATAAATAAAAGCAAATGTTATCGGGATGTTTTCTTTATGTAGCCTTGTGATTACTTCTGCCATTTTATCGAGTGGCAACAAAAGTTGTTGTGGGGGGAGTTGGAAATATCCTTCACTTATTATTCTGTCTTTAAGACCTTCTATTGCGTTGTCTGATATATCCAAGACCGACTGCCCATCTAAGAACTTACTATCATCAATATGTAGATCGGGAGAAAATTTGCGCCAGAAGTTTATATCGGTAATATGCCTCATTATTTCAACTCCAATTCAGTTAACATATCATCTTGTCCGAATATCCCTTTTACAAACGAATTAAATGACAAGCTAACTCTATCGTGGCGAGATAATTTAACAGGCACTTCATGTACCAAATCAGAAGGAAAGATTAGTAACGACAATTCCTCTACAGGAACGCGCCAAGACCCGGAATTAAAATCGTTAAACTCTTTTGGATGCAGATAAATCGCAGAGGTATTTGATCTCATAAACCTTATAGAATCTGTATCGTCAACTTTCAAATAAAACACCCCGGAAATAAAACTATTTTGATGAGAGTGGCTTGGATGGTACTCGGCTTCTCTAGTTAAATTTACCCAAGATTGGGTTATATATGGCTCGATATCATTAATGGGGTTATATATATTTTGCAAGTATCCGTTTAGCGCGGCAATAATAAACTCGCGTATGTCATGCAATTCCTTTATCGCCAATATGTTTGTATTGACGCTCGTAGAGTTCCCGGTATTTTTACGATACTCTAAACACGAAAAAACTTTACCTTCGGCACGGGTAAGTTTTCGAGGGAATTTTATATGGGCTATGGCTGTTGGAAAAATTGAAATAACATTCATTTTGATATTTAAGTTATTCACTTGGGGCTTCCGTATAAAGGCTAATGAACTCAGGACTGCCCAATAAATTTCTACCCGTGCGAACATAGTATTCAAGATTGTAGTGTCCAGATAAGGCCCACCTTAAAAGAAAATTGAGTGCGGCTATATCCATTTCTTTAGAAGTTTCTAGGGCAACAAAATATTTAATTCCGTTTCTAATTTCTTCTGTCAAAAGTATTCCTGATTTAGATGGTTGCATCCACAAAGGGAATTCATCTTGCTTTAGCCACACGCATTTATATGCTGAACACCCTTCCGGCCTATCTTTATATATGGAGCAGCACTTTTCCCCCAAAAAGTGACATGGACTTCCGGGGTAGTAAGCCCTGCCGTGTGCTATTCCATGTAACCAGCCCTCACAACAAGCCGTGCAATCACCGCATGATTTATTCGGCTGCATATTGAATTGCCAAAGAGAATCTATAAGATGGGGCTAGGATTGTTGGTGCTGAAATACAGTGTGGGATTGTCCCGTCCATTATAATCACCCTTCCGGGGACATAAGAAATGGTGCTTTCTATTTCTTTCATATTGTCATTAACTATTAGCAATCCACCGCCCCATTCTATTTTCCATTCTAAGTTTAAGTAATAAATTAATGTTTTGCACCGCAATGTATTGTCTATATGAATTCTGTTTTTATCATTCAAAGTTGATAAATTTACCCTCACCTGCACTATTTTATATCCATCAAAATGATTTTTTAATTGATTGGAGGATTCGTTTGATAGAAATTTTAACTCTATTAAATCCATGTCGGTAAAATGAGAAGCTAGGTTAAAATCACCCTTATTCTCAATGAGGGTGGTGTCGTTGCTAAGTGGGCTGTATTTGGAATGGAGTGCAAAATTATAAAAATGTAAACGTGCCGTTAAGTCATAAAGATTATCGAAGATAAAAATCTCTTTACCAGACGATGTTATTATTTTTTTGGGAGTAGTTGTGTTCATAGATAGAAATGATGGTTGCCGCAAGTGCGGTAAAAGGGACGGCCCCATTTTGGGTTAACGCTTATAGAATGGAAGTGGGTTGCTTTGAATTCTCTATCTGTATAAAGGGCGGTTCTAGCAGACTGCTCGGCTTGCTTCCACGCCACGCTCTCTATGTTTGGTCGATGCTCGGGCTTTAAAACTTCTCCGTTCATCTTCTCTGGCACCCACGAGAACTGATACGGAGCTAGAATAACTTTCTTTATATCCCCGTCTGTCATCCGATTCAAAACTACTCTAGCTATTTTTTCCTGACAGATTACAGGCTCGCCGCGACCTTCAAAATACACCGTCATGGTTAACCACAATAGCATTTCAGCCATTTGACCTCCTATAGCATCAGTCCTATGAGATACCCAATGATTACGAGGATCACTACTATCGGGGCCATTGCGAGAAAGACAATCAAGCCTTCATGAGCCGATAACTTACGCTTAAATTTCGTTGTCATTCTTTCCCCATCAATATTAATAAAACACTTAGCAGCGTTTCCTCACTGATCCCGTGAACTCTCAGGAAGCCTCGACTACCTAACCCGTGGACTCCTGTTTTTCCTCGGTGATGTTCTGGGCATAAAGGAATAACAGGTGCGTTCTCACGCTTACCACCATTCCTAATATGGTGAAGTTCTGCGGGGGTATCATACACCCCTTTGTATCGACATAGGATGCAGCCAATATCTGCAATAGCCGAGAGGTCTTTCTTCTTGCTCAAATCTGAACCTTCCAGTAGTTATCCCAATACTTCTTATCCAGAAGGACATTGTTAACGTCCCCAATAAAGACCTGCCTATCTGAGCGCGTATAAACCACTCCATCCCGGCAATGGATTATGGCTGGAACGCTGACAAGTCCACGCAAGAATCCTATTCCCTCTGGCGTTATTCTATACTTGCCCGACCTGTGTGGGCCATGCTCCGCCAGACCGAACCATACCAGCCTACTGACATGGGCTTGAACTCGATAAGGTGCGCGTAGCATTGCGTTCCCAACTAGCATCCCGCTACCAGCTTGCGCCTGTATCCATTCGTCACCTTGTAGGGCAGCTTTCCCCATCATCTCTAAGGTTTCCACCTTATGTTTGTCCATCCGATGAGGGTTAAGTTTCCTTATCTTTTGATTACAGCACTCACAAACTGGTTGCATATATTCTCCTATGATGTGGATTTAATCTCGATACGCTTCGATGCTTCATACGACCGCCATACCTCTATCTTCGCTTCTGCCGCTACAAACTGCCACCTCAGTTGCTCCGAGATGGCTACTGCCTCCCGTAATGCTTCAAGGTGTTTTATATAATCAACGTGGGCGTATGCGTAACTCTCTTTTGCAGATTCGGTTTTGGCATCCGACTCGATCATAAGCAGGGCTTTCTTGGTCTTTCTGAACTCCGAAAGGTAGAGTACGTCTGCCTTAGCGTGGGCGTATTTCTTGGCATGATCCCTTATGAAATCTAGTGCCTTGAACGGGCTAATATCTTCTGTTGTATCTTTCATTTTATTGCCTCGATGTAAAAGAACTTTCTATTTTGGGTCTGGGCGTTATTGGTTCTGATTATCTTTCGATCCAAGAGGAGCTTGAGATTTGATCCTATGGAAGAAGGAGAGATCAATCGCCCACCTAGCATCTTGTCGTACAACTCCTTTCGTCTAGTGCCGGGATTCGCTTTTATGTATTCGACCATGTCGACCATAGCTTCAGTCATTTTCTTTGATGGGCGTATCCGGCGCTCTATTTTGTATTTCAGCATTTCGGTGGCGCGTATTACATTGCGCCTCTCAGCCGACTCCCGCTTTTCGCGGTTAAGTTTATCTATATCCAGAATCTCATCGGCAATCCCGACCAGTGATCCTTTACCAGTAACGTCAAAGTATTGCGCCCCTACTGGGTAGGTCATATCCTCTTTGCCGATATAACGCCGCGAATTTTGTTTGACATATATTCCTTTCGCTGATCTACGGTATCTAATCCATTGGCCTTATTCCAGATCAATGCTTGTGTGTGGAAGTAGTTATCATAATGCTCCCGGCAATAACTGTATCCACCTGCCAATAGTATCGCCTGAGAATGGCAATACTTATCCTCACACATTATTACGGGTCTATCTGTACTGCGACTGAATACGGTCATTTAGATTTATCCTCAATTGTCTAAGATCATCAATTATTTCTATCCCTTCCTGCTTACATCTTTCGTGCGTCAACTCTAAACTCTCCATCCAATTGCTCACCTTGCCGACAGGCTGCGATGGCTTATCCTTTATCGCTTGCCGCATCTCCTCCCGCTGTCTTTTGACTATGGCGACAACGTATGCAAACGGCTTCCCGGAACTCATCGCCATTTTGCCAGCGTCTATGAATTCTTGAACCTCCGCGCCTTCCGCAACAAGTCTGACAAAGTGAGGGTGAGTCTGGATTATGTTTCGCACTCCGAGGGATCGAAGTGCCACGGTAATGGCGGTAATAGTTGAGGGTCTGAAGTCTATAATATCGACCTCCGGCTCCCTCTCGTTCGGAGAGGGTAGTTTATAGTTAGTAGTTCCTAGTTCGTAGTTCTTAGTTAGGTTTGTGCTTAGGTTATCTGCCGGAACCTGATCGGTTTCTTTTGGGATCTTCGGTCTGCCACCTAACTTCCCTACCTGTCTAGCTCTATCAGCCATACTATGGTAAACCGCCAACTCTTTATCACATCTTTTGTGATGCCACCCGTCCGGCAATAATTCGAAGAACTCGGAAAGAATTACTTTTGCCGTGCTGGAATGTTTGGAAAGTCTAAGTTTGCGGAGTGCTGCGGATGGGTCTATCGGGATCGGAAGTTCGGTGTCGTAGTAGAAGTTTATCAGCCTAAAATAGACCGCCTCCTCTTCCAGACTTAGGTGGGCTGTATGTATTGCCCACGCCGAAATATCAAATTTATAGTAATGCATCTATCCTCCATCAAGGCATCATTAAAGGGGTGGACGGATGGTGATGAGCCACTGTTCGGGTGCTACCCTAGTCCACCTAATACATCATCCCATAGACTTATCATATATGCAAGACATTTATTAATATATTATTTTTCCTTTATATCCACAATACAGGCCCCACCCTTTAACACTTCTGACCGAGTGACTACAAGGCGGTCTATTTGGGAGTCGTCGTCGAAGGCTAAACCAGAAAGAGAGTCGAGTAGACTTTTAATAACATTGTCTATATCCCTTCGACGCTTATCCGGCGGGAAAAGTAGGATGTCTATGTCTAGTCGAGCGATCCCGAAACCATCGTGTTTGGAGTCAGCGAACCTCAACAATACCTCCGTCTTAAATGTAACAGCCTTCTTTGTAAGGAACCGACGGGAACCTTGAAAGCCCCAATAGGTGTTAACGCTTGGTGGATATGGCAGTAATAAACTCAACATATTTGTAATACCTCTGATATAATACTACTGGCATTTTGCCATGTTTAGAAGGAATATGATATGACTTTAATTTATAGCGATCTCAGGAAGGTTAACGTAAACGCTCATACTGAGAAGAAGGGAAAGCTAACGTACTTGTCATGGGCGTGGGCTGTTCACTACTTGTTGGAAGCGGATCCGTCGGCGAATTGGGAGTATGGAGAACCAAAGATATATGGTGAGACGATGATGGTCTTTTGCTCTGTAATAGCCTTCGGCAAGACCATGACAGCACAATTACCTGTTCTGGACTACAACAACAAGGCCATTAAAAACCCTAGTGCGATGGAAGTTAATACAGCAATGCAACGCGTCCTAGCCAAAGCTATCGCGTTACATGGAATCGCTCTATATATATATAGTGGGGAAGATTTGCCGATAACCGATACATTTGAGGGGGGGGAGCCAACTCCGCATGAAACGGAACCTGATACCCCTCAATTTACCAGCGCCGAGGAGAGGCTAATAGACAGCAGCACAAAGGCGATAAATCTCTCGTTTGATTTCGAGGCGCTGAAATCCGTCTATTACGCGGCTATAGCTGAGGCCGACGGGAATCAGGAGATATTAAAGATAATTCTGAGAGCTAAGAATATTCGGTATCGGGAAATATTGGGGGTGACAGAAGGGGTGGCTCAATGATCGCGCAGGGGACGCCTGAGTGGTTAGAGCAAAGGTTGGGCCATGTAACCGCCAGCAAGGTTGCCGTGATAATGGCGAAAGGCAAGGGCAGGGAGACGTACAAGAAGCAGATTATAAACCAGCGGCTTACTGGGGAGCTAGAGCCTTCAAAGTGTTCGGATGCTATGGCCTTTGGCACAGAGCAAGAGCCATTCGCCAGAATGATGTATGAGGCCCACAGGAAGGTTTTGGTGGAGGAGGTCGGCTTCTGCACTCATCCAACTATTAAATGGGTTGGGGTTAGTCCTGACGGGCTGGTGGAGGATGGGTTATTAGAGATAAAGGTTCCCAACTCAGAGACGCACTTGGGATACACCTTACTTGGTGAAGCACCTGCAAACTACATTCCTCAGATGCAGATGCAGATGTGGGTTGTCGGTAAAAACTGGAACGACTTTTGTAGCTACCATCCTAAAGTCCCAAAGAACGTGCAGTTGCACATAATACGGGTATATCGGGATGAGGAATATATCGACAGAATGGAAATAGAGGTTGTAAAGTTTTTGGCAGAAGTGGAAGAATCTATTAATCAATTGGAGGCTAAATAATGAGCGACTTAAACCAATGTTCTTTCATCGGAAGGCTTGGCAAGGATGTTGAAACCAGAATAACCCCTGCCGGGGATACCATAGCGAACTTCTCCATTGCTTGCGATTGGAAAACCAAAACCAAAGAAGGTGTGGAATGGATCAACATCTCGGCGTTTGGGAAAATAGGGGAGATATGCGCTCAATACCTTGTTAAAGGGTCACAGGTGTTCGTGCAAGGCCGGATGAAAACGGAAAAGTATGAGGACAAGTCGGGCCAGATTAAATACATTACGCGAATCAATGCAGACAATGTTCAATTCTTGAGCCGAAAGGAAAAGACTGAGAATGTTGTGCCGATGGTCAGGACTCAAAAACTAGCTGATCCTTACAAAACTCCTTTTGACGATATGGACGACGACATTCCGTTTTAGTATACTTGCAGTGTCGTAATCTGGTAGTTGCGACACCTCCAAAGGGAAAGGGGGCTACGAGAGATCGTGGCCCTTTTTTTCGTCTGTCATTTGTCACGATAGCCCCGCTACCATGACATATCTATTTGCTTAAATACTTGAAAATAAATGAAAATAAATGAAAATAGTATGATAAATGTCTTGACAGATGTATGATAAGGTGGTATCATACTTACATCGAGTCAATCACGGCACGATGAAACCGGGAGATGATAATGAAACTAACATACTGGATAGCAGAAGATGAATACGAACCAGCATACAGCATCATCGGAAAGACTAAAAAAGAAGTGATGGCAAAATTGCAGAGCAAGGGTGGCGTGCGGGAATACGGCCCCGTAGAAAAGAAAATAATCATATATAAAGATGCCTTCGATCTTCTCGACATGGTGACAGGTGAGATGCCGGGACGCGGATACTTTAACGCATACTAAGGAGATGACAATGGAAATCGACGAGACACTTCAAGACCTAGCCGAATATGCCCATGAGAATTATTGCGCTGGTGGACACTGGATATTTGAATGCTACGAGGCTCCCGAATACCAAGCAGTGCTTGATGCTTGTAGCGGCGATTTGGATAAAGCAAAAGCAGCATTAAAGGCAAGATGGGAATTTAAAAACGAATTATCAACCGAATGTGGCGACTTTTGAAAATAGATGAAAATAGTATGATAAATATGTTGACAGATGTATGATAAGGAATATAATACTCACATCAGGCCAATCACGGCATGATCTAAATAGGAGATGACCATGAACCACGGAAACCAAGTCATGATAAACGGATACGCGAACTTAGTTGGATACACCGACGTAACCCCATACGAAGTAATAGGCAAGATAGGGGAAAAGACCATGATAGTCCTAGAGATGGATGCGGAGCTTGATCCATCATGGAAACCGGAATCGGTAATAGGAGGATTCTTCGCACATACCACCAACAATCAATCGCAAGAGTGGATCATAACCAAAAGCGAACAGCGTGAATTGACACGGAAGATAAGACTGCACAAAGACGGATGGTGGCGCGACCCATACGGCAACAGATTTAGAATCGCTGACAAGCCCGTCAAATTCCATGACTACAACTTCTAGGAGGTTTCACATGAAACACATCAAACCCGTAATACTTTACTTCACAAGGGAGTTTGTTGGGGGCGGGATGGCGGGGGTCGCCATGAACGAAACCATGAGATTCGCCACAAAGGAGCTGGCGGAGGGGTGGATACTGGCGATGCGAGGGATTAAATACTCGTCATTCGGATCAGCATACCAGATAGTAGATGCAAGTTTCTTCGACCACAGGGAGGAGGTATGAACAAGCGTTCTGACAAACATCCTCTGGGGAAAAGAACTGAAAATGGGTCAAAGATCGAATGGATCGAGCTTCGGAACAATGGGGATGAAACCGCAGATATTCTGGCATATATAGAGATGCCGAGGGGCAGTGTGCTGGCTGGACAGATCATAAAGGTATGGCAAGATTGCTTGCCGTTAGATGAAGCGGTGGCGGCATACCCTGACGCGCAATTCTACCACCCCTACATAAGCATACAGCCCTGCCTAAACCACCTTGAAGGAGAGGAGTTATGAGCGATTACAACGGATGGACGAACAGAGCGACTTGGCTAATAAATGTCTGGTTTGAACCCAGAACGAGCGAGGACGTCATAATGGCCCGTGAAACATTCGAGGAGGCGGTATCGGAGTTGTCAGAGAAGCATAGCTGGCTGGCTGATTTTGTAGATACGGACATAAATTGGGGTGAATTGGAGGAACATTGCGAGGAGGAGGAAGAAAATGAGTAAATACGACGAGTTCTTTCCACGCCCACCCCGCCCACCATTCGAACACGCGCCGTGGATAATAGTGGTGCTGATAGTGCTGGCGATTGGACTTTCTTCATACATCTCTCAATCTTGTTAGGAGCATAAAATGGACATAATGCAGGAGTTGGACAGAATAAATGACGAATACCAATACATCGTAGCTGTGGCAGTAGTGAACTTTTGCGCGGTTGACGATGACACCCGCGCCAAGTTACTAGCGTCATACCAGTCTATTTTGCGGGATCGGGAGGATGAGGAATATTACAATCGGGAAAGGGAGCAGAATCAAGGTTTGGACATAGACCAATACTTGGACGATCCTAGACACGGGCAATCGAGCAAAGGAGAGCATTGATGAAAAAGATCGAAGAATATAGCGAAACCGTGCAAACATTTGATGCGTTTGATGCGGTTATCTCCAATCTCAGGGTAGAGGATATAATACCAGCACTTTGCAAATACCTAGTCGAACAGGTCTACACGCAAGAACAGGACATGGAATTGGTTTTCGCCCTGCTGACTAGCATGAGCAACCATAGAGGGAAGTGGGAGATTAAGCGGCTGGAAAAGCAAATAGAGATGCTCAAAGCGTTAACTGCTCGATACAAGGAGAGGGGTATATGAACTCTAACTACGATATTAGCCCCAGAACAAGCAGAGAAGGCGCGGAACGCAGCAAAAACCATGATGGGTACTTACCCTACTTGAACGCGCCGAGAGGCATAGGGCGCGGATACGTCTCTGGGAGTTGGGATGAGGACGACCGTAGGCTTATAACTCGACTTAAATTAATCTTTATAGGCGCTTGTATTATAGTAGCATTACAGTTATCATACGTCTTGGGAATAATATAGGGGTATGACATGGCAAACGCTTTAGTTAAGGTTCGTAAGTTTCTGGTAGAGAACGCAAATAAAGAAATCACCTTTTCCGAGATACGGATCAAGTGCAGCGATCTAATCAACAGTGAAATATCAATGGCACTCTGCCACCTGACCAAGCAACGGTATCTGACAAGAAGTAGGGTAGATAGCCGCTTCAATCATGGAAGGCATACCGTCTGGCAATATAGGTATCATGTAAAGAGGTTGCCGGAAGCCGAGTGGCGCGTAGCTAACTATATAGAAGATGTCCTGTCCTGAGTGTGTGGCAGCATTAAAGAATCCCTTGTCAGGGATATACCAGTTCAAGTGTAGGGGATGCAGGGAAAGGCTGATCTTGAAAGAGACTTGTAAAGAAAGCCGGAGGGATTTAGTCGATAGCTTGCGGAAGTGGGGGGAGACCGCTCCAACAGAAGAAGCGGCTTGCAAGTGTAAGATGTTCTGTTACCAGAAAAGGGTGGTCGATGGACGAAGCTGATCTAGGGAACGATCAGGCGCAACAGAGACTTGATATTCTAATCAAACAGGCCAGTAAGCCGCTGGCGAAGGGTGAGCCGGGGGAGTGCGAGTTATGTGGCGAATACTCAAGAAGGCTTATTAATTCAGTATGCGCCCCGTGCCGAGATCGTTATAAATTAAGGTAAACATGACAGAAGAAGATATAAACGAGTTTATAAATGAGAATGGGTGGAGAGTTGCAAGGACGATGCCCAAGATCCCCCACGCCTACATTGTCAAGGACACCTGCACATCAGAAGAAAAGTTCGTGGACTTTGTAATCTTTATCCGAGCATACGGTGAACAGCGCAGATTTTGGAGTAAGACATTCACCTACTGGGATCATGCTGGATACACTTATTGGAGCATGGGATTCCCTGTCAACGAAACAACCATAATCAACAGGGCTGTTCTTAAATGATCGCAGGGATTATCGGAGTCCCGACCCGTATAGAGATGATAAAAGAATTGCGCGACATTATTTCACCTTCGGTTGATAGTGTAGATATATTTATGGATCATCAGTGGAAGGGACACTGGTGGAATCTATCGAGAGCGATTTGTGCTTTAACAGCGAAAGCCAAGCAAGGAGAGCCAGTCCTGCTTATGACGGATGACGCTATAACAGTACCAGATTGGAGGGAGCGTTGGGAGATAATCCACGCAAAAGCGGGGAACACCATCTACTCTCTATTCTCCCGCCAAAGATTCTTATTCAACGATCAGAATCTACTAAGGGGCTATATAACCAAGTGTCAACACCGTGGATTCTACGATCTGGCGTTTATCCTAATTGATAAGCCCAATTTTATACAGGATGTGCAGCACTGGTTTGATAATGGTGGGAAAGATACTCCTCCGGTTATACGCAGACAATCGCATTTAGATGTGGTGATGCAAGAGTATCTTATTGCACATAATATTCAGTGGACAATCAGCACCCCGACTATATTTGACCATCGTGACTCAAAAAGCACGATGGGTCATACTATTGGATTTAGTCCTTTTTACGTTGGCAGAAAAATTATCGGGGAGATTATATGAAATACCATTCCGCACTTCACAAGCCGAATAACTATCCGTTGGTTGGGGCCATCCAGTTAGGAAACTCATTTGCATTTGCACACGATATAATGAGGAGGGACGTTCCATGCGACTACAACGATTGTGATATTTTCTATATGGAACCTCCGTGGATTGATGGTTTCAAGATATTTGAAGATAGGGCTAATATCCCGCACGAACGCACCTATGAAGATTTAATGTTGGGAGTGTCTAAGTTTATTTTTTTGGGCAAGCCAGCGGTAATTATTACAGGAAAAAAGGGGCTAAAGTACCTACCCAAGCCGGATGCAGAGGCCGGGACAATATTAAATGGGGCAGCGGCTAGGGTGGTGATGTACGGGACTACAGTGACTAATGTTGGTAATTGCATGACTATATTAGATGAGTTGGCTGAAAGGTATTTTAGAGTGGGTGATCCATGCTGCGGATTCGGAAGAACAGCAAAGGCATTTAAGTTGGCTGGCAAAGACTTTGTGGTCAGCGACTACAATCAGGAATGTATTGGTTATATTGCTCAGGAGTATTACGGCTGGTGAAAATATATCTAAAAGACAATGTGTTTGACAAGTCGCTGGAACGGATGCGATGGGTATTTGATGAGTTCCCGAATGTTGTGGTCGGCGTATCGGGAGGGAAGGACAGCACAGTAGTATTCAATCTTGCCATGATAGTAGCAAGGGAGAAGGGTAGGTTGCCGCTGAAGTGCCTATTTCTGGATCAGGAGGCGGAGTGGGAGGCGACTATTGATACCATTCGGCTGATTATGGAACATCCTGACGTTGACCCATATTGGCTACAAATGCCGCTTCAGCTATTTAATGCTACAAGCACAATAGATCACTGGTTGATGTGTTGGGACGAGAAGGAAGAAGCGAGATGGATGCGTCCGAGGGAGTCTTATAGTATTAAAGAGAACGTCTATGGAACAATGAGGTTTGTGGAGTTATTCACAGCCGTTTTGCAAAAAGAGTTCCCAGATACAAAGACTTGCTACATTGCTGGTGTCAGGGCGCAAGAGTCACCAACTAGGGCTATGGGGATGACTAACGACCTCACCTATAAAGACGCAACGTGGGGGAAGGCGCTGGATAAGTCTCTTGAGCATTACACTCTCTATCCTATCTATGACTGGTCTTATATGGATGTATGGAAGGCGATCCATGATAACCAATGGTATTACAACAAGATATATGACGCGCAGTACAGCTACGGGGTTGGGCTGCGAAACATGAGGGTGTCAAACGTCCACCATGAAATTGCTGTTGGGGCGTTGTTTTATATGCAGGAGCTTGAGCCTGAGACCTATCAGAGATTGACACAGAGGATTGCTGGCATAGATATGGCTGGAAAGATGGGGGATGACGATTACTTCCCAAAAGAGTTGCCTTTTATGTTCGCATCATGGAGGGAGTACAGAGATTACTTATTGGATAAGTTAATAGAGAAGCCCGACTGGAACGCTATATTCAAAAAGAGGTTTATCAAGCACGATGAGGTATATGGAGATGAGCTAGGGGATGTATTATTCAAGGTACATATTAAAGCCATTTTGACTAACGATTGGGAGCTTGTAAGAATCGAGAACTTCGAACGCTACCCCAAACACATAACACTTAAACGACGACGGAAGGCGGAAAAAGATGCTAGAGATACAGCGCAAGTTTGACGAGCTTCCAACAGATTTAGCTAAGATTCTGTATATAGAGGAAATCAAGGCTATGTTGCACCAAATCAGCCCATTGAGGGATCAACCTGTTAACCATGTTCGGTGGGTTCCTATAGAGCAAGTTGAGGCCAATGGCTACAATCCCAACTCTGTTGCCAAGAATGAAATGCGGTTGCTATATGTGTCCATAAGCCACGATGGATATACTCAGCCAATCGTTGTAATACGAGACGAAGGGCGGGATAAGTACGTTATAGTCGATGGATTCCACAGATATTCCATTATGCGTCTGAATAAGGACATATATGACTTGAATAAGGGATTGATCCCAGTGGTTGTAATAGACAAGTCTATTAATGATCGGATGGCTTCGACGGTCAGGCATAATAGAGCGAGAGGTAAGCATAGCGTCTCAGGCATGGCGAACATGGTATTTCAGATGTTAGATAATGGTTGGGAGAATGAGGCTATATGCGCGGAACTAGGAATAGAGCCGGATGAGTTGATCCGACTGAAGCACGTTACAGGTTTCTCAAAGTTATTTGAGAATGTGGATTATCTCCGTTCGTGGGAGACAAAGAGACAGATCGAATTACGAATTGCCTACAATAAAGGACAAAATGGAAACGACCCTATTTAATATCGCAGAAATCAAGCCTTACTGGCGCAACCCGAGGCATAACGAGGAGGCTGTTGGTGCTGTCATGCAGTCAATCCGTGATTATGGATTCAATCAGCCATTGATTATTGACGCTGAGAACGTGATTATAGCGGGGCATACTCGATATAGAGCATTGCAAAGGTTAGGGGTAACAGAGATTCCATGTATTGTTAAGGGCGACCTAACGGCGCAACAGGCAAAGGAGTACAGAATTGCCGACAATAAAACCAGCGAGCTATCCTCATGGGATATGGATAGGTTAATACCTGAGCTTCGGGAGATCGAGTCTATAGTGGATATGAGCATTTACTTCCCGACCATTGACCTATCAGAGTTACTCCAACAAACAGCGGGGGCATTGAACTTTAAGAACCCTACTGAATTAGCTATCGGCAAGGTCGAGCATAAGCTGGAAGCCCAGATGACAGACAAGAATAGAGAGCTACATTCTGCTTATGTGGAGGTAGCCTGTCCTCATTGCGGTGAAGCCTTCCATGTAGACCGCAACGATATAGCCAATCAGCACATTAAATAGAGAAGCGATGCCTAGCGTACCCACCCAGACCAAGTGCGCTGAGTTAGGCTGCAAGAATGAGAGGGCTAATACATATAGCTATTGCGTGGAGCATGGTGGTGTAGCTCTCGCACTAACAGATGAGAGAAGGAGCGCCAACGCTAAGTATAATACGTCAGCTTGGAATTCAATACGACGTAGGCAGTTATCTATGCAGCCCCTATGCCAAGCCTGTCTACTCTCAGGCCATGTGTGTATGGCTAACCATGTGGATCATGTGTTCTCATGGAGAGGGCTAGACCCAAAGGCTTTCATCTATAATATATTCCAAAGCCTATGCCATGAACACCATTCGTTCAAGACAGGGCTTGAGCGCAAGGGGATATATAGGCACTTCACTAAGGACAAGGTAATAGATTATAATTTAAGTGAGTGGGCATCCACCCTTTCTATTACAGACCACGCAAGCTCGAACCTGATTTAGAAACTTAATCCCTTTTGGGTTTGCATAAGAGCAGCGCCGGGGCCAATCTCGCACAGATGGAGTTGACCAAAGGGGGGTGTCAAGATAACAATCTTTACATTAATAAAAAGGTTAAGCAAATGAACAAGTTACCGCCGGAATTACACATAGTGAACGGATCGAAAGGAGTTAATCAAGGGACTTCGCTCCCTGATAGCATAAAGGTTCGCATACCGAAAGCTGACTGGCTGGACAATCCCGAAGGATGGGATCGAAATGTATTTATAGCCGAAACCAGTGAATTCTTATTTAAGGTATATGGAATCGGCAGCGATCAGGATAAGCATACCTTAGCTTTTTTGGCCGAGCAGATCGACACCTACATCGAAGCCAAACAGGATTTAGCTAAGTACGGGATCATTGCCAAATTCAATGGCGGCAAAACCATTGGCCCGAATCCATTATTGACGATCCGGCAGAATACGCTAAAGACAATAATTCAACTGATGAACGAGATGGGGCTTACCCCAAGAAGCCGATTGAATAGCGGGAAGCCGGAACAGGATACAGCGGCATCAAGATTCTTGCGCGGGCCTAAAGGGTGAGTTGGGAGAAAGGAGTTCTATATGCTCACCAAGTAATCAAGGGGGAGATAAACGTCTGTCGCAACGTCAGGCTTGCTTGTCAGAGATTTATAAACCAGTTAGAAAATAAAGAATGGGAGTGGGCGTTTGATCCCGACTACCCACGCCATGTATTGTCATTCTCAGAATCCCTACGGCATACCAAAGGGCCGCAAGCGGGGGAGCCTGTAATACTAGAGCCGTTTCAGATTTTGTTTGTATGTGCTGTATATGGCTTCAGACACAAGAAAGACCCGTCGAGGAGGATGGTTCAAGACGTTATAATATTCATCCCGCGCAAGGCGGGGAAGTCTACGCTATCGGCTGTAATAGCATTGTATGAATTGGCTTGTGGAGAGGCTGGCGCAGAAGTATTTACATTGGCAACGAGTCGGGAGCAAGCGTCTATAGTATTTGATGCAGCGCGTGGCTTCATAGAGAATATGCCTTCAGACATAGCCGAGCTATTCAATCTATCAAAATATCAAATCAGCAGGGCCGGAGATAGCCAGTCAATGTTCAAGGCTTTATCCCGCGATACCAAAAAGACGGGAGATGGAAAGAATCCATCGTGCGCGATCATTGATGAGGCGGCGCAGATCGTTGATAGAAACAGTATCGAAGTATTACATTCTGGAATGGTGGCTCGTCAAAACCCATTGAGGATATACATTACTACGGCATCCCATACAAAGGAGACGAAGTTCTACGAGGACTTGTCCATGCTGGAAAGTATCCTAAATGGAACCGCCCCAGATAACCACAGGTGGTTCGGCTTACTCTATGGGCTTGATCCGCAAGATGACTGGCGCGATCCCACTACATGGGCGAAGGCTAACCCCATGCACGGCATAAGCATCTTCGAGGACGCTATCGCAGCACGGGCAGAAGAGGCAAGGCATAAACCAGCGGCACTCAATGAATTCCTCTGCAAAACATTAAATGTCTATGTGAGCGCAAACTCCGCATGGATTGACAGAGCGCATTGGGATGATCCCATTTGTTTGATAAAAGAGGATCGTGAGCCAGAGGCCGTGTTCATGGGATTCGATCTTGCAGCGACACGAGATTTGAACGCGGTCTGTACGTTAAAGAGATTCGGAGAGGACGATTACGAGGTTGAGTTTAAGTTCTTTTTGCCGGAAGCCGGATACGATCTGATACCAAAGCATTATCAGGATATATTCGGTCAGGCGCAAAAGTCTGGAATACTGCACCTAACAGAAGGGAATGTAATAGATGACCGGGAGATAAGCGACTACATCATAAAGCAAGCGGAAAAGCATAATGTCAAAGAAATAGGATATGATGCTTACAACGCAGCGAGTATTGTGGCTAGGCTGCACGATGCTGGATTGCCTGTTAAGAAGGTGGGGCAGGGCATGGCGGTATTAAATAACCCATCTAAGTTCTTGGAGAAGCTGATAATCAACAAGAAGATTAAACATGACGGCAACCCGTTCGTTGGGTGGCAGCTAGGAAACTGCGAAGTCTATATGGACGTAAACGGCAATATAAAGGTGCGGAAGAATGAGTCTGATAAAGCGGCAAAAGTAGACGGGATCATCGCCATGATTATTGCAACGCACGGCGCACTCGATAACCCGTACACATCCAGCAGCTTCGGTTTCAGAAGTTTTTAGTATATAATCAGAGAAAATTAGGGGGTAAACGATGGGAATGTTAGACATTTTCAAGCGTAAAGAGATAGTCCAGAAGGAAGCGAATACCGTTCTCGGTCAGCTTCAGCTAGGCAATCAAGTTGTCTATGCTACGGCAGGGCAGCAACTAACCTCCTCACAGCTTCTCTATGTAACAACATCTAGCACTACCACCGCTGGCAGAGTAATAGATGTATCTGCACTAACGCGGAACTCGACGGTTATGAGTTGCGTAGGTATTAAAGCTAGATCATTAGCACAATGCTCTATATCCGTAATGTCAAAGCAAACGGATGGATCATACGTTAACGCCACAACCGAATCTGATGCCAGCAAGGTTCCAGATAGAGAGCAGCGCAAAGCCAAGTCTGTATTGAGTCTGCTTACGAACCCAAATAACTTCCAAAGCCAATATGAATTTTGGTATCAGTGGTGTATGTGGCAAGACATATCTGGGGAATCATTTACTCTATGGTGGCGCAAGGATCAGCAAGATTCTTTAGCGACCCCGCTAGAGATGTATATGCTGGATTCGACCCTAATAACGGTTATTCTGAATCCTACGCGCTACCCTTCATACCGTCTGTCAACTCCGAGCTACGGCTTCAGCAAGGATCAGCCGTTAGAATCACACCAAGTTATGCACGTTAAAGAGGCTGCATGGCAAGGATCAAGCGGGTTTAATAAGGGTATTTTGGCTACGGAACTGGTCGCTTTAGATCAGGATATTGACATTTATGCTAACTTTATCATGCAAAATGGGGCGAAACCGAGCGGAATTTTCACGACCGAGCAAGTTATCCCAGACGCTAAGTATAAAGAGGTGGCTAGTAGACTGAAGGAAACATGGAACGCGATGACCGGGACACGCAATACCGATCAGAGCAAGGCTGGACAAGGGATGTTACTCGATCAAGGCATGAAGTATACCCCCGTGGATATGCTAACCCTTCAAGACGCGCAGACAGCGGAATTAAAGATTCAAACAATGTCGCGGATATGCGGATTGTTTGGAGTTCCTTCAGCGATGCTAGGGATCGGGGAGAGTTCGTTCAACAACACCCAATCTATGCTGGACGAGTATTACAAGACCACCATGTATCCAATGATTATTAGTATTGAGCAAAAGCTCAAGCAGCAATTACTGAAGGGCTACCCGAACTTAGTGGTGAGATTTGATACCAAAGATTTCTTGAAGGGCGCGGCGTTGGATCAAATGAATTTTGCTGTTGCTGGCGTATCTAACGGGATATTAACTCCCAACGAGGCTAGAGAGTATTTGAATATTGAAAGCATAGAAGGTGCTGATAAATTAACAAGTAGCCCAAGTGGTGATATGATAGGTGGAAGAAGTCCTCAAGATACGGGTGGTGGTGGCGGCAATCAGACTAGCAAGATGAACATAGGAAAAACATGAACATACTAGATAAAATACTCGGCTTATTCGCTTCACAAGTAAGGAAGTCTGATGTTACACTCCCTTCTATAGTTGAGCAGCCACATAACATAACAGATAATAACCAATCTATTAAAAATGGGGCTATCAATGAAGAACCTGCAACTGGTCTGCGAAGCGAAACTAAACCTAGACGAAAGCGAA